CCTCGAACAAGTAGGCCGGAAGAGAGGAGGAGGGTGATGCCTGTTCGTGGTCGGCTGATTTAGTCACGGCGAACCTCTTAACTGTCAAGTCGGCCCCAGGCTGCCGAGGCACGCTGTGCGTTATGGCGGTTGGCCGACTCGGCTAGATAACGACTTGCATAACGACGGGGCATCGCCGAAGTCTCAGACCAACCACAGACTCGTCGGAGTTCGTCCGTGGCGCGCTCGAGGTCATGTCCACGCTGCTCGATCAGGTAAGCCAGAAAACGGTCGGCGAAGGTGTGGCGAAAGTCATGCGCAGAAAGAGTAGGCAACAAACCCGGATGCGCCAGTTCAATGGTCAGAAACAGTCGATCAAGGACATTAGACAATGCGCGAATCGACAGCGGGCGACCTCTGTCAGAGATGAACAGATAGCGGTACCGCAATTTCATCCGTTTGCCGTCACGTAGGGGGCGCCGTTCGCCCTGGATATAGTGCTCGTAGACCTCATACAACTGTGCGGAGATACCTACAGTTCGTCCGTGTGTTTTCAGCGCAGGCTCTTCGGCACGCGGGTCGCCTGGGTCATGTTCGCGGTCAGTTATGCTGACATAGGCATGCTGAGAACCTAAGTTGATATCCGTGGTGTAGAGCTTCAGAAGCTCTCCGCGACGGATACCGGTTTCCAGCAACAGTTCAATCATTAGCCAATTGCGCAACTGCAATCGTTCAGGAAACGGATTCTCCGCAGCGCCCGGGCGGATCAGTGTGCGGATGATCTGGAGTTGGGAATCTGTCAGGCTGCGGTAACGAATATGGTCAGGGCGAACATTGACGATATGGCTCTCAAAGCGTCGTTCAATGACGTCGGCGACATCTGCAAATGCCACCTCGATGTTAGCCAGAGTGGCTGAGTTCTGACGAGCGCGCGGGATGTATCGGGTGACGCACCAGGACATGTACTGCTTCAGCAGCCGCAGGTACTGGTCACGGGTGCGCGGATCGATCTGTGGAAAAGCTGCCATTGCAACTGTGCCGATTCGGGCGACCAGATTATCGGCCTGACGGCCACTTTGGAGCCAGAGGGCGTAACCGTCCAGTAGCGCCAGAATCGCTTCAAAGTGGCAGGCCAAGATGGCCTCATCGATATCCAGCTTCCGGCTTTCGGCATAGGTGTAGAAAGCTTGGATCGCGCGCAGGTGAGCTGCGGCAGTGTTGTATGCACGATGCCTGAGCTTGAGCTGGACATAGATGAATGGGACTAGCTTGGGCAATGGCGCCGCTAGACCATCTAGCACTAGCAGTGGCACGCGTTGGCCAGACGAGAAATGACACTGAACCAGCCTCATTGGCAGCCACCTCATTCAATGACACACCATGAACACTGAGGACATGGCCCTTTGAGAGATTGGACGCTAGAAGCGGGGTTGTCGAATCAGTGGCTTGCGAGACTCATGAACATCTCTGACATAGCATCTGGTTTAACATAATATAGATTATGCGAAGCGCCTAATCTGTCCTGGTCCAGGTCTTCACAGCGTGAGCG